TTCTTTTCTTTACTCTTTATAAAGGAGTCATCGAAAGTTGAATGAGCTTGCATGAATGCAGCATAGGCATTCTTAAATTCCCCATCATCATCGTGATCTTGTAAATCAAACGTATCAAAAGCCATGTCTTGAATAAGCTTACCTTTAATATATGATTGTTTCTTTTCTTTTGCAATCCTTCGAAGGAAAGCAAAGTAGATAACTTGAGTAAAATACGAGAATGGATTTGAAGATTTTTCTGGATCGAAACTATTCATGCACTGCATACAGTTTTCTATCCCATCAAGAATCATATCATCTCGGTATGAATAGTTAATAAAATTATGCTTGTGGGACAGTCGAGTTGCGATCTTTAGAATACATTCTCCTAGATACTCAGGAATTCGCGGGTCTTCTTGTCCGTTGGCTCGTGCTTCTTTTAGATCTGCTTTATATTTCTTGATTGACTCAAGCATTTCAGCATTGTTTACGTAATGAGTTGCCATTGGATCTCCATTGTTATGTACTGATTATATACCAGTCTCTATCACTTGTAAAATATTTTATGATTTGATGCGATTTGATTTCACACATTGTACTTTCTGTTTTATAATGTATCTTGGAGTACAAACTATTATTGTATTGGTACTTCAACTATCTTATAGTCAAATTGCTCTTCAGAATATATCTTGAGTCTTTCAGTAAAATGACCAAGAGTATGATTCTTCCAAGACTTTCTTTGGAAGTCATCAGCAATATCAAACAGACTACAGTGTGTCTTACCTTCTTTAAGACGTAATCCTCTTCCTATAGATTGGAGATTACGAATCTTAGACTTAGAAGGCGAAGCAAATATTACATTTTCAATTGATGGGATATTTACTCCAGTAGAGAAAACACCAAATGATGCAATACAAATAGCATCTTCTTCGTGTTCCATCAATTTACGTGCAGCTTCACGAGCATCTACATCAGTTCCGCCATAAATGAAGAAAACTTTACGTTTATCATCTACTTTTTCTTTTATCATATCATAAAGTATTTTACCATGTTTTTCTACATATTGGAAAAGTACTAGAGTGTTACCTTCGCACGATAGTGCTAAGTTACGTATAAATTTATTTCTCTTATCATGCTTAACGATAAAGTCCATCTCTTCTTGATAAGAAGATTTGTTAACTATCTGACGAGTGATATCATCATACTTCAATAACAGACCAGTGATTTTGAGTTTAGCAACTCTACCACTATCCATTAGTTGTTTAGTAGATATAACTTTATGAACAGGACCGAACACACCTTCTAAGACCAGCTTATGAACTTTCTTATTGTCGAGAGTTCCTGTTGTTCCAATTCTGTATCCACATACCGAAAGCTTTTCCATAATAGTTGTTAGGGATTTAGCTTTAAAGTTATGTGCTTCATCTCCAAAGATAACATCGAATTGCTTAAACCAAGGTGCAGGCTGACGTACAATCGATTGCCATGTGGTAATCAATACATCTGTTTCAAATTCTTTCGAGAAACCAGAGTATAGTTTCTGGCAATGACGTTTTACTTTCCACTTATTTTCAGATGAGTAATCTTCAAAGTCTGAGTAGAGTTGTTCTACAAGCGATGTAGTAGGTACAACGATAATACATTTTCTTCCGTGTTCAAGATGCCATCTCATCGTTGAATAGATGATAAGCGATTTACCAGAAGATGTGGGAGATAATAGAAGACAGCGTCTTTGTTCTAACGCGTGATGAATAGCTTCAATCTGATAATCATATATTTCGATTGGGTTACCTCTGCCATATAGATTTAACCAAGTCAAGAATTCTTTTAATTGACTAGCATCAATTGTATCTTGTTTTATTACTTCATTAAGATAAGTGACTTCATAGTCATTACGCTCTGCAAACTCTAAAAGATATTTGAGAAGACCGATGTATAGAGTCTTACGATGTAAGTCAAACATGCGAATCTTACCATCCCACAGTTTAGCTCTGTATTGTGGCGTAAATCGCGCACCTGGCATTTCGAAAGTAAAGAACTCTGAAATTTCTTGAGCTACTCCCGGATCTGTGTACACTCTAATATGTACGTCATTTATCTTCTCAATATTAATCATTACGAACCTGCTACAAACTGCTTCCATTGTATAGCATTACGAATCTGCCAATCACGAGCTTTAATCTGATTGAGTATAGACTCCAATGCTTCGATCATATTCTTTATATATTCACACTTAATAGTGATCTTGTTTAAGTCAGAATCTCCATCAAGGAATTCATCCATCTCATTCTTAAGAGGTTTTACGCCTTGCCATTGAGTCCATTTAAGTTCATCAAGTTCGTTCTTTCCCATTTCACCACGATAGTAGCGAAACTTTCTTTGACGCATAAGATTATATTCTGTTTGAAGCGCAGACATCTTCATCTTATGCTGGATAAGATACCGTAAGTATTTTGAGTGAAGGTTTGGTGTCTTAACTGATTCGCGATCTAGACGATCGTCATCGATCTTACAATCAGTATCCCACATATCGTGTAATTCGTCAAGTGTCATAATAAGTCTCCTATACGATCTATTATATCATAGATCAATAAGATTGTACAATTAAATAAATTTGTAGTAAGAGTATCTGAAAGACGCTGATCCAATTAGATACTGGACGTCTTGATTAGTTGAAGTGAAAGTAATGCTTTCAAGACTTTCTGGAACACAATCGGAAAATTGAATAACTTGGATTGGTTTGTTATTATTACCAAGAATAACTAATGTTGCATCTGATGATGAACGAGCAACTTCAGATGATCCTAGAATCGTAGCACCTTCTATTTCTTGAGAGTATTGGCTATTGTTTTCTGGGAAGCCTAGTCCAACAATCCAATCATGTATAGATCTATAATTAGACATTTTCTCATCCACTAAGAACTGAACACGAAGAGTGTCAAAATCGATCTGATCACCTGATAGTGGGATCTTAGAAAATGGATTTAATTGAGTAGCTTCAGGAAGTGTAATTGCTGGCAAAGAAACTTCTTGACAGAAGTAAGTTAATTCAGGCAAACGCTGAAGTGTAAACATATACCCATTAGGTGACAATGGATTGATGTTTTCTGGCAGAGGACAGGTAAGAGTTCGTGTAGTCATATTACTATTTATAAAACAAAAAGGGAGGCCGAAGCCTCCCATGAACAACCCTGAGGTTGAACCACCTTAATTACATAAGGTTGGTAACTGCTACCTTGCGGTAATAGATGTTTGTTCCAGAAGACAAGCTTGTGAATGGGTTTGCAACCATACCATAACGTGTCTTGAAACCAATCTTTGGTTGGAATGTTGCTGGGTCAACAGCACGTACTTTCTCTAGTGGAACGTATGGGCAGTAGAATAGACCAGCATCATATGCGGAAGTACCCTTGTAACCAACAACAAAGAATTGTGTTGCGTTAGAAGCGTTAGCATTTGCAGAATATGGATCAACATATACTTTGTACTTGCCGTTTAGAACACCAGCAAATGTTGTGCTAGAGTCGTCAACGTTAAGACCTGTAGACAATGCTGGAGCATAGTCAAGAACACCTGCCATTGCCAATGCGGATGCAACATCTGAAGAACAGATGATGAAGTTACCACGGCCACGACGTGTTGTTTGTGCAATAGCATTTGCTTCACGTTCGATTTGGAACATCAAACCTTTGAACTTCTCAACAGACCAACGGCCGTTAGAATCAACGTCAAGGTCGAAAGTACCTGCAGATGCTGTACCTGCTTGAGCACCAGTCTTAGCAGCAGCGTAAACTGTACGAACAACTTCACGGTTGATTTCGTTAAGAATTTCTGAAGAAAGAATGTTGCTTAGTTCGCCTTCAGCATCAAGACCATGAACTGCTTTCAAGTCTTGTGCTAATTCAACTGTGTATTCTGCACGTAGAGCACGTGTTTTTGCAGTAACAGTTGTCTTCTCGATTGAGAATGCCATTTGACCAAAGGCAACTGAATCGCCTAGGTTTTCTGAGTTTGCTGTAGTGATACCAGTACCAGTTGTGTAAGAGCCATCAACTGGATTAGCACCAGCATGTGTACCTGTACCAGCGAAGTCTGTATCTGCTTCGTTGAAAAGAGCTTCTGTACCACCTTGTGTAGAGTACTTGCTCTTCATTGCGAAGATCAAACCTGTTGGTTGTGTCATTGGCTGAACACCAGCGATGTCATAAGCGATCATCTGTGGAGCTGCACGGCGTACCATTGCGATCAATACTGGATCGTAACCTGCCATGTTTGTATTTGAACCAGCGCCACCAAGAGCAATACCGTCACCGCCAATGTTAGCGATTTCGTTAAGTGCTTGTGCGCTTTGCTTCATTGCATTTTCTTGGTTCTCAAGAAGTTGTGCAGTTACTTGACGACGATAGTCATCTTTGAAAGCTGGTGCGGATGTGGACTCAAGAATAGGAGCCCACTTTTTTACTGATTCAGGACGTGTAGTCATTTTTGTTTTCCTTAAAAGTGGATGTTGTTACTTAAGTGCTGCTAGGTATTGAGCCATAACTGGGTCTACAGTCTTTGTCTCTTCTTCTAGTTGCACAGGTTCATCGGATACTGGAGACTTAACATCTATTGTACCCTTCTTACCAAAATAATTTTCTTTAATAGTTTGAAGCTTTGTCTTGAAAGAATCAGCATCTTCATATGCAAGTTCTTCAGCTAGGCCTTTGAACTTTTCTGCATCTGTATCTGCCAAGTCTGCACAGAATTCGTCAATTGAAGAAACACGCTTCATCTCGTTGATCTGCTTAGATAGCTCAACATTAGCTGCTAGTTGTTCGTCAAGCTTAGACTTTGTAGTCTCAACTTGTTCTTCCAACTCACCAACTAAGTCATACTTTTCAGCAGGAACTTCGATGTAGTGTTCTTGAAAAAGATTCTTCATGCCAGCAATAAAGCTTTCCATGATGTCTGTCTTCATACCATTTTCAAGGGCAAGTTCATTATCTGTCATCCACTGCTCAACTACGTAGTTGAGATATCCATCAACTTTTTCAACGAGACCCTCTTTGATTTGCTCAACTTGCTCAGCAAGTTTTGTATCAAACTCTTCCTCGATCTTAGCAACTTCTGCTTTGACACGAGTTAAAACAGCAGCTTCAAAAATCGTAGCTGCTTTAGTTTTAAATTCTTCTGTTAGATCTTCACCGTTAATAAGAGCAGCCACGTCTTCTGAAACGTCAACTGTAATCTCTTCTTTAACTTCTTCAGTATCTTCTTTCATTGCTTTTTTCTTCCATGAAGAAGAAGCTTCGTCTAATTCGTATTCAGACTGTTCTTCTTCTGATAAAGCATTGAATTGTTCTTCAGTTAGACTTTCGTCTTTTATTTCTTCTGCTTGCAACTTCTTTGATTCTGCAAGAAGTTCAGCAATTTTTTGTTCGATTGACATCGTGTTCTCCTATAACTGGATGAGTTCTTAATTATTTATCTATTTAATTATTTCAGATTTGTTAGAAAATTCTGAAAGGCCTTAATAGAGGCTTCAGTTAATCTCTTAGAAGGAGTTCTTTGAATTAACTTCTTGGTCTCCTCTATCTGTCTTTGCTCAAATTTTCCATCAACAAAAACCCATTCCACAGATTCCATGATGCCTCTTACGAATGCATCAGGTGCTGAAGGGTCGGCGACGATATCTGCTGCTGTTGACAA